CATTATTTTCAATACTACAAACGATATCCATCATATTAGGATTAATACCCATGGATACAAAATTGTTAATCACAAGCTCAACCTGCCATATGTAATATGTATTAGCAGGTTGAGCACATAAGAATCGTAATTTCATTTTATTTTATTTTATTTTAAGTACAAGCACTAAGTGGTCCATTTATTAACATTCCATCTGGAGAATAAGGGAAGTACCCATCAGCTACGCAGTATTGAGGAGATGAAAAAGGATTTATATATACCGATGTCTCATTTGTAGAACCACATGGTACGTAGTATACAAAACCTCCATTTCCTACATCATCACTAAATGTATATAATCTACAAGATACAGGAGGCGACGTAGGTGCCGCTGTAGGTGCCGCTGTAGGTGCCACTGTAGGTGCCACTGTAGGTGCTGCTGTAGGTGATACGTATCCACAACTTGGTGAGTTAATTTGAATAGGCGAGTTAAAGGTTCCACAACTTCCGTTAGCATATACCCCAATCAAATCAAATCCAGAGCAGAATGTTGACAACAAAGTTCCATAAGGAGTACAAGTAGGTGCAGCAGTTGGTGGCACTGTTGGCGCAGCCGTTGGTGGTACTGTAGGTGCAGCAGTTGGTGCAGCCGTTGGTGGCACTGTTGGTGCAGCCGTTGGTGGAGGTGATGTAGGTGCTATTGTTGGAGCCACCGTTGGAGCCACCGTTGGAGCCACCGTTGGAGTTAAAGTAGTAGGTGCTACCGTTGGAGCCAATGTTGGTGCTATTGTAGTAGTAGTAGGAGGTGTAGTACAAACACCAAGTTGATTAATTGTAAAATTAAATCCAATTACACTATTATATTGAGCACAGAACGTTGTACTAAGTGAGAATGCAGCAACATTTTGAGTTCTTGGAGATCCATCACAGTCTGTCCAAGACAAAGTAAACACCTCGTCGTTGTTATTATATGCATTATAATTAAAACAAGAACCAGGAGCTACTGTAGTTGTTGGAGACAAGGTAGTACTAGTTGTAGGAGGGTTACATACTGAAAAACAATCATCATAAGGAACAGTTTGCATTAAATTAGCAAAAGCGTTATAAGGAGCAATAGATAAAATCCTATAATTATAATCCCCTGAGAATCCTATATAGTTTTTATTAATTAATACAGTTGTACCCGGAGCAAACTTAACTATAACATTTGTTTCTATGGGAGTACCACAATTAATACATTCAAACTTATTAGCATAATAATAATCAAATGGCTCTATTGTAGTAGTTGGCCCTGCTGTTGGAGCTACAGTTGGTGGCACTGTTGGAGCCACTGTTGGAGTTATTGTAGTAGTTGGAGACAAAGTAGTAGTAGTTGTCGGTGACAAAGTAGTAGTAGTTGTCGGTGACAATGTAGTACTTGTTGTCGGAGACAAAGTAGTGCTAGTAGTAGGAGCACTACAAGGGCTTATTAAATAAATTGTAAAATCAAATCCAAAAACTGACCCTGCTTCAGCACAAAAAGTAGAACTAAATGATAATCCTGGAACATTTTCAGTTCTAGAAATTCCATCACAACTTGTCCACGACAACGTAAATGTTTCTTCATTATTATTGAATGCATTATATGTATAACATGCACTAGGAGGTATTGTAGTAGGAGGTGCTAAAGTAGTTGTTGGGTTACATATTGAACTACAATCATTATAAGGTACTGTTTGTAATTGATTAGCAAATGCATTAAATGGTGCAGTACTTTTAATTCTATAATTAAAATCACCACTAAAACTTATATAGTTTTTGTTAATTAATACGGTTGTACCCGGAGCAAACTTAACTATAACATTTGTATCGATAGGAGTACCACAATTAATACATTCATACTTATCAGCATAATAATAATCAAATGGCTCTATTGTAGTAGTTGGAGACAATGTAGTACTTGTTGTCGGTGACAAAGTAGTACTTGTTGTCGGAGACAATGTAGTACTTGTTGTCGGTGACAATGTAGTAGGAGCTATACAAGGTCCAAGTCTATAAATTGTAAAATCAAATCCAAAAACAGTACCTGACTTGGCACAGAATGTTGAACTTAATGATAATGATGGAACATTTTCAGTCCTTTCAGTTCCATCACAACTTGTCCATGATAACGTAAATGGTTCGTCGTTATTGTTATATGCATTATAGAAATAGCAATCACTTGGAGGTAGTGTAGTAGTTGTTCCTGAACAAGCATCAGCACAAGTATTATATGCAAATGTTTGTAATTGATTAGCAAATGCATTAAATGGTGCAATAGCTGTTAATAAATAAATAAAGTCACCGCTAAATGAAATATAGTATTTACCTATTATTCCATTAACATTTGATAACTTAACAATAATATTTTCACCTAAAGAAACAGTACAATCAGAGCATTCGTATTTAGTTGCATAATAATAATTGAAATTTGACAATGTAGTTGTTGGACTCAACGTTGTAGTAGTCGTAGGTCTCAATGTTGTTGTAGTAGTCGGAGACCTAGTAGTACTTGTCGTAGGTGATAAAGTAGTACTAGTAGTAGGAACTAATGTTGTAGTAGGTCTAAACGTTGTAGTAGGCAATATAACATTTGACTGTACGATATTTATTATATAAGAAATACCGCAACCAGTTACTATTAACTGACCACTTCTATTGATAACTGTTTGACTTACATTAATTGTTACAACAGCATCTCCTGTTCCAGAAGTAGACGATAATGTAACCCAGTCGGTATCATTTTTAATTGACCAAACTGAAGTTGCAGTTATAGTCAAATTCTGTGTAAGAGTACTAGGGCTAAAATAAAAATCAGTATTAGATACATTTATTTCACAACCAAAAATGTCTTTAGTATTATTTGATAAAACATAGTGCTCAAAATACGGATCAAACATTCCAAGTTTTATTGTTCTAGGATTTAAGTTAGCCTTAAACCAATTCTTCATTCCCTGTGATGATATTTCAAACAATCCGTTATCTCCTAATCTTAAAACTGCACCTCTTCTAGCATCAGTAAAAAACATATCATTTCCCCATATAGCAAAGCTTTCAGGGTTTTCACTGATACCATATTCGCCTACATATGCAATTTGTGTCCCAAGAACCTCAGGAATAGAAGCAATTGTGCCTCCTCCTACAGAGTCACTAAGTAAGTTTTTACCGTATAAAACTTTAGATATTTTATTTTCTTGTAATACAATTAAATCTGTATCACGAGAATATAATTTTTGAATAGAACCAAAGAATATATCTAGATACTTGAAATTACCCAATGATAAATTAAACTCATTAAGTCTATTAATTGCAGTTGTTTGTTGATATACACCACTATAAGTTAATGCTTGAACTAATATTTGTTCAGCATATCCTTCTGAAGTAGAATTAGCACGTGGACTAAACTCCATTGTTGCAGCATTCCAATCGTCTCTAATTCTATAACTTTCAACATTATTACCCCATGCAAAAGCATTGAAGTTGCCATTTTCATTAAAAGTATTTAAGTCAATTACAGCAGGTTGTTGTCCAATTATTTGATTTGCTTGATTGCCATAATGATTACCATCCACAATTGGATATGTTCCAATTAACTCATAGTAAATATCTTGATTTGAATCAACAGGGGCAGTTTCAAAAAGAATAGGTGTTGCTTGTTGTATTATATTTAGTTTTGCTAGAAAAGCATTAGGAATATTATAATCAAGAGTTTGCAATAACATTGCTACTGGCTCGTTTAAAGTAACGGCCGTAATTGATCCTCCTTGACTAGCTGTTTGACCAAGATTGCTAGTAGGTAAAATGGTAACCCTTCTAAAAGTTACACTTGAATTACCTCCATCTATAAAATTAAAGTTTGCGTAAGCTCCATCTTGAATAAACCATTCTTCAATATTAACATAATAAGAAGACGAAATAAATTGTTTTTTTATTTCGACCCCAGATGTGCCATACTTAACAGTAAAATCTAAAACGGCACCTGCATAAATAGGTCTACTTCCTACAACAGAATTACTTAATGCCCATTCTCTTGTAGTTACATATACAGCCGCAGCTGCTGAATTAACCGTATTTATTGCTGATACTCCACCAAATATATTCATAGGACCTAAATTACTAGCGTAACTAGCCCTACAATTAATAACCCAAAAGTCTCCTTTTTTATGTCCAGTTTGTGAAGAAAATATTATTTTACACGACATTGAACAAGCATAAGTTCCGTAGTCAGTATTTCTAGCAATTGCATTCCCAGAGTAACTTAATGTTGTATCTAAGTTTGCAGTAATAGGTATACTATTGTTTGATACTAATATTTTTTGATTGTTACCAAATATTATATAATATTTATACGTATCTCGTTCTCCAACAGAATCAATTTCTACATAAAATCTAGCATCAACGTTTGGCTTTCCTGAAGGTACAGTAGTAAAATATCTATTACCATCAGCAGTCTGCATATCATTCAAACCAGTTCCGTAAAATATAGCTTTTTCAGCTACTTGGAAATTATTTGTAATTGCAGTACCTCCAAAATTATTCCTACCACCATATCCTGAATAAATGAAAGATGGAGGAAGTAAACTGCTAGAAATTTTTACTTTAAAGTAAACACCCGATGGTTGAGTGTTTCCATTATTTAAAAAATTAGCTGATTTTGATTCTATATCTAAAACTTTATACTGTGTTTCTGGAGATAAATTGGTGTTATTTTTTAAATATAAATATGACCCAACAGATATCTTATCAACATCTGATTGATTTATTAAAAACCATTTAAAATCTCCATCTGAAAAATAAGTCAAAGGGAATAAGTTATAGTAATCTTGCTTATTTTGTTTGATTACAAACCTATATGCTGTAGCAAAACATGGCGGCCTGTAATCTTTATTAATATTAATACGAATATTATTTGCAACATTTGAGTTACTAGCAGGAATAAAAATAGTATTACTATTAACTGTGTTATTACCTTTAGGTATAATTACAGTTGTACTTCTACCATAATCATCTAAATAAACAATACCAATTTCATAATCCCTATTACTTTTAAAAGTAGGTTTAGGATTATTATTTGTTATACTCTGAGTTGTTAACGATAAAGTAAATACAGGAGATATGGGATTATCATTACAGTCAATTAAATTAAAAAATTGAGTGTAATTACCATATATTAATCTGTTTCCAATTAACTCCTGTGCTTTTGCACGTAATGGAACATTATCAAATAATCTATTTACTTGATTAGGGTCTAATATTGTAAATACTTTATTGTTTTTAAATTGATATGTTTGAGTTTGGTTACTAGATAAAGTGCTAGTTTCTATATTATCAATAACATAGGTATTTACGCTTGCTGTATCTCTAAATATTAATTGAATTTCTTTTACATTATCACCACCTTTTAGGTATGCAATAGTTACCGTATCATATATATTAACCATTGATACGTTTTCTCCTACGCCATAGTCATAAGCAAATTGCTTTGGTAAAAAAGCAACAGATGAAAATGGTGCTAATGCACTGTATTCGTCATCTAGATATTTATATCTATACGAAAAATATAAAAATTTATTTTCTAGATTATTAGAATCTCCGGTACTTGATAATGTTATTAAAGGAGCATTTAGTGGAGGAGCAACGATAACATTAATATCATTTTCGTCAAATCCATTTACTGCATAATTTTTACATCTCTCAACGTTTATTCTTCTAGGAGGATTATAATTATCAGTCCAAAAAATTAAACCATTAATAAAATTTATACCTGTTATATAAAATATTTTATTAAAATTAAGTATTGATGTAGTTGAAGGTGTTTTAGTAGCTTTTAATACAATTGTAGTTGTATTAATATCTTCGTTGTATTCGTAAATTGCATCAGCAAAATCAGATGTAACAAACCAATAAATTTTATTTTCAGCAGCAACAGAAATAGAACCAATACACAAAGCATTAGTTAATCCTAAGTTTGAGTTTATAATTATATTACCTAAATAATTCTGAGCAGAACCATTATTCTGTCCATCAGCGGTATTAAAATACCCGTCAGAATCATTTACAATAATATTTAATGCATCACGATATTGTCCATCGGGTAAAAAATGAGGATCTAAATCCTTGTTCATTATACCCTGTAGGAAGTTCCTTTGTAATTCTGCCATTTATTTTATCCACTTAGATTGGCCTCTCATGTTCATTAATAATCGGCCAGGATGTAAATTACTTAATCTGATTTTAGCGTTTCTCCAATTGGAGGTTTTCTCTTTACGTGCTCTATTAATAATATACTCAGGCTGATTAGCCTTCGTATTTAAAATTGCCCATTTAATGTACGAATAAATAAATTCTTCTGCTAATTTTGGCACAGGAATTTCTTCATCCGTCAATCCATACAATCCATCAGAGATATACTCTAACACGACTGATTGACGATGAACTCCTGTACTGAAGTTAATTACACCTGCAGTCTTATCAATAGTAAATGTAGGGTTAGCTGTAGCAGCTTCAGTATTTAGACCATAGTATTGACCAAGTCCATAATTGAAATACCACAATCCATCTAAGTACCATCCCCACTGATCATTGTACTCGCAGTAGCATTGGTTCAATCCAATAAGGCGAGACTCATCTAATTTAGATGTACCAATTAAAGCATTTCCATCCTCATCAAAAAGAATGTTATAATATTGGTCTTGCAAGAATTCAGTAGATGAGTTTGCTTGCAAGTTCTCAGTCATAGGATAAAGTACACCTCCACAAAATAATGAGATGCGAACCCAGTTCACATAATCAGGAGGCAATACAAATTTTAAATTATCACCAACATCAAGTTGCAAAGTATTTATAACTCTGTTGCCATCGTATTGTAATTCCTGTATTGCACGCTTTGCATGGAATAAAATCTTGTAACGATTTATATTGTTTAATAAATCGCCATCGTCCATGTACATTAATTGGAAGTTATTAACAACTTCTTTTAATGTAACATTTTGATATGTCCCCCAATTTGAATCTGTAGGGTTCACCCCGTCATTGGTGTAATATTCTTCTTGAGTCATTATTGTGCCATTTGATCCATGTAAACTTCTTGTTGTTTAGCAGCAGATACTACTTCTTGCTCTCTGATACTTGTACCAGCATATTCGCAAATTTTAACAACTAATTTTGGAAAGTCTGAAGTTGTTAATTCAAAATCTTGATAGTCATTAGCCGACTGATTAAACAATGGGCTACCATTAACTACTGTATATGTCCATTTTGGATCGTAAGGGAATCTAACATAATACGTTTCAACGCCACTTGTAATACTTAATGGGTATACTTTTAAGTTATCTCCTTGCATAACATATGCAGGATACAATGCATTTGGTGCTGTTAAGTTAGATTGTAACAATTTATAGACGTTTCTCTGGTCCACATGTTCAATCTCTTTTTGATTATAATATAACGCATTAAGCAAAAACCATCCAGAAGGCATGGCAAATGTTTGCGATGTTGAATTATAAACTAAGTTTACATTCTTAGAAAAATAATCAATCGTCTGATCCATCTGTTTTGTGATATCTGAATATCCAGAAGACTCCATTCCCTTAAAATCCTCTAGCTTAGAGTTTTTAAAGTCCACGAAATATTGATTGAAGATTTCTAACTGAGCTTGCTTGGCAAACGAGTTAAATTCTTCAGGAGTTACATATCCATTATTATCCTTGTTAAGAATGGACATCACAGTGTTGCGAACAGAATTTATCATGATGACAAAGATATAAAAAAAGGAGGACTTTTGTCCTCCCTTAGTATTACTTCAATTTTTTCTCAATCATTTTATACAATTCGAGACCGTCGTCACTTTGCAGATAAGACATAAGTAATTTAACCGGATCTTCCCCAAATGGAATACCCATTAATTTTTTCTTATTTTCTGTGAAGTTAAAGTAGATATCTCTATTGCTGTTCTTAAGTAAAAATAATCCTTCTTGTAAAGCTTTAGCAGCAATATTGCGTAAACGCAATTCAGGATCATCTAGGATGTCCAAGAATTCTTTTGCATTATTACGAGCGTACATTAAGATATCTCTATTTAATTCTTCGCTAGATAATTTATCTACACGAGAACCAAGTAGAATACGACCGATAGCTTCTTTAGTAGCTAAGTCTAAGTTACGAGCTGCATTCAATGCATCCATCTGAACGTAAATCCAATCGATTTGCTCAGATGCATCTTTCTTAGTATCTATTTCTTCATACAACACGCCATTCTCTGGGTGGTATGCTAAGAACTTTTGCAATACTTGATTAGTTTTTGGTACAGTAAGTAGCCCATCTTCGAAGATAATTGGTTCTAAGATAGCGTTGCCATCTTGCTCATCTTGAAATGGAGACTTCTGATTTGTTGCGTAACGCAATGGACGATTTTGTCCGGTTTCCTCGTCGAAATATAATAATGGTTTACGAGCAGTATTTCTCGAAGCCAGCATTAAAGACATTGGGAATGTTTTTCTTTTAAGGACATACATCTTGTCCTCGATAGTTACTTTTGACATTTGATTATAATTTAAGTTTTAAAAATAAATAAGGGGAGGATTGCTCCTCCCCAATATTTTACTATGCTTCGAACAAGAAGAAGTTGTTCGCACCAAGTGTACATAATGCACGCTCAGATAAGAAGTTAACCTCCATTGCATCTAGGTCGCTAGTTTGAGCACCACCAGCAGAACCTGTGATCCAAGTCTTGTAACGACGATCTTCAGTCTCAGAAGCACGGTAACGAACGTGTAAGAACGGACGTTTAGCGTTTTTACCTAAGATTTGATCGTAAACTGTAGTAGAACCTGCAGGTACCAAGATACCGTTGATAGCTCCACCTACGATTCCACCACGAAGAGTTGCATCGTTCAAGTATTTCCAGTCAGTCTTGTAGAAGTCATAACCACGCTTGAAGCCTTTGAAACCTAAGTTCAA